TATTCCAACATAATTACTACTGTCAGAATCACCAAATCTAACTTCATTTTGTGCATTTAAAGTAATACCATTTCCATCAAAAGTTATTTGTTCTGTCCCACTTGAACTGAATCCCATTATATTCGCAGACTTTCTAAACAAACCTAAATCTGTATCTCCATCAAAACTTATAGCAGGAGCACTTGCTGTTCCAGAGTCATCAGCAAGAAAAGCACCTGTCATCGTACCACCAGCTTTAGATAGCAAACCTAAATTATCCTGATCAATATTTCCTATCTCTGTAAAACCACCATTAGTTGAATTTCTTATCTTTAATATTTTTGAAGTCGTATTTAAAAAGTGCATCCCAGCCACACATTGACTTGCAGCCAAATCACTCGACTTTGAGTTACTTGACTGGATCGCAGCAAAAACATTATTAAGGTCAGTCCTTACATTCGCCCCAGAAGCATTTTCTATTGTATAATTTGTTACGTCAGCCATAGTTAATAACTATTTTCCTCCATGT